GTGAAAATCTCTGCCTTCCGCCCAGCGCTTGTCTCCGCGCTGGCGCTTCTCTTTGCCGTCCCAGCCCTGGCCCGTGGCCACTTCGACTCGGCGCCTCTCACCGACCCCCATCCCACCAGCTTCGAGAAATGCCGCCAGTTCTTTGCTGATGGCCGCCCGCCCGTGCTGCCCCGGCGCCCTGCCCTGCGTGAACTTTGCTATGAAGCCTTTGCAGTCTTGCACAGCGGCGAAACGAAGACACCCGTTTATGTGGCCCAGCGCCTGAATCGCAAGAGCATCGAGGACGCAGACGAGAAGCGAGCGGATCGCTTCTTTGCGGATGCACGCCTGCCTGCAGCGGAGCGTGCTGAGCTTGAGGACTACAAGCGCTCTGGCTACAGCCGTGGGCACATGGCCCCGGCCGGAGACATGCCAACCCCGACTGCTATGGCGCAGAGCTTTTCTCTCGCAAACATGGTCCCGCAGAACCCCCAGCAAAACGGCGGGTCGTGGTCCAAGATTGAACAGGACACCCGCAAGTACGTGCTGCGCGCCAAGGGCGATGTGTACGTGATTACCGGTCCCGTGTTTGAATCCGGCGCACCGACTGTGGGCGACGGCCGTGTGCAAGTGCCCCGCTATCTGTTCAAGCTGGTCTACGACGCAACTACCGGCCGCAGTTGGGCGCACTGGCAGGAGAACCGCGAGGGTGAGCGCGTGTCAGCCCCCATCAGCTATGCCGAACTGGTGCGCCGCACTGGCATCGACTTCCTTCCATCTGCCGCCCGGTAGCCACCTGCAGCACAATCCCCGCATGTCGAATCCCTACACGCCAATGCTTCAGGCGCTGCGAGCGCACTGGAAAGCCAACGCCAACGCCTATCCCCCAAAATTCGTGCTGACCGATACCGCTTTGGCAGCCCTAAAAACTTCACGCAAGCTGGTGAATGAATCCATCGCAACCAAACAAAGTCCGGGCTGGGAGAAAAATTTCATGGGCGTGAAGCTGGAAGTGGGGCCAGCGAACGTGATGGTGGGGGCAGACGGGATAGAAGTGCCGATCAGCAGCTAAGCGCCCCCTCAAAAGCGGGCCCGCCTACTGCGGGCTTTTTTTCTGCAGCTCCAGCAGCACAGGCACGCTCAATCAATCCGCGGCAGCGGCCCCTCATCGTTGCGCGGTCCCAACAGGCGCCCCGCCCGCTCCAGCAGCTGCTGCCCCTGTTCGCGCAGGGCGCGCCGCTGGCGCTGCTCCAGCTGCCGGGCGCGGCGGCGCACGCTGCGGCGGTTGTCGGCCACGTCTTGATTGGGGTAGTGTTTCACCGGGCGCCCTCCGCAGGCTTTGCCGCCACCGGGGCGGTGCAGATCAACAGCGCGGCACGCAGTCGCACCTCGTAGCCTTCTCGCCGGTCAATCTCTGCCAGGGCGGCCTGCACCAGCTCGAACAGGGCCACGCCAGGCGCCAGGGCTTCGGTGGGCATCACGGGGCGATCAGGCACAGGCTCGCGGCACTCGACAGGCACGGGCACATTCACCCGCTGGATTTCCACATGCTTTTGCCCTGCACAGCCCGCCAGCAAAGCGCAGGCAGCTATCAATATTGAAGTGGTTTTCACGGCTTGGCCCTCCCGCGCAGCCATTCATCGGCCAGGGCCTGGGTGCTGGCGCATGAATCCCCAACATGCCGGGGCTTGAGGCTGAGCGTGTAGTCGGCGCGCCGGTCGCTTTGCTGTGCGGCTTTGGCTGCTGCGGCCCGCGCGGGCGCTGCCGCTGCGGCGCGCTGGGCGGCTTGCTCTTGCAAGGCCTCTACCGCATCACTGCACGCGCTGGCGGCGCCGCGTGCGCCGTCGCGCTGCTGCTGCATGTTGGTCAGATCGGTGCTGGCCTTGGTGGTCTTGTCGCGCTGGCCGAGGTAGGCCCAGCCCAGGGCGGCGTTTGCGGCCAGGCTGGCCACCAGGATGATGTGCACGGGGTTCATGGGCGCGCCCCTTGGGCCAGCAGGCCCTCGCTGAAATGCCCGGTGCGGCCCCACTCTGCGCACAGCTCGCGGGTGGTTTCGCGGCGATCAATGAGGCCGGGCTGTGGCAGCTTTTGGCCGTTGACGGTGCCCAGCACCCAGCGGGGCATTTGCAGGCAGGCGCCGGCCAGGTCGCCCGCATTGGCCAGGCGCGCCATGCCGGTACCGGATGCCAGGGCGCTGGGCACGTTGTAGGCCACATCGATAAAGCTGGCCTGCACCCACACGTTGTAGCTGGCCCAGTGCTTTAGAGATGCTTTTGCGATGCGCTCTGCCTCAAGGTACTTTGGCAGCTCCAGGCGGCGGCAGTCTTCCGGCGTGTAGTAACGCTTCGGATCCACCTCTTTGCCGGTGACGCCGTGGCAAACCGTCCACGGCTGGCCCTTGCCGATCTTGTCCACATAGGGCTTGCCGATGTGGCGGCCGCCGCTTTCGTAGTGGGCGCCAATCTCCCAGGCCAAGACCACGGCAGGGCTGGGCTTGGGGGTGTTGGCCGCTTGCTGGGTGGCAATGCCGCCAGCACCTGCGGCCAGGGCAACGGCAGCAGCCAGCAGGCGCCTTTTCACGGTTTCGTTCATTGGGCACCCCCGCGAAAAACCTTCCACGCACCGAACACCGCCGCGCACAACCCGGCAATTGCAGTGAGGGGGCGCGCCCAACGGGCGATGCGCTCGATCAGCTGCTGAAGCCCTTCGATGGCCTGGGCCAGCCGCACAATGTCCTTTGTGTTTTCAGCCACCTCTTTGGTGGCCTTGGTATTGCTCTCCAGCTCACCCTGCAGCCGCTCGTTGTTGCCTTCGATGCGCGACATGCGCTCATCACCCAGCTGCAGGCGATCATTCACCGCTTGCATGCCCTGCGTCAGGGACTCCAGGCGCTCATAAAGCGTCTGGGCGATCAGCGCATTTCCGTAGTCGTCCTGCATGGTTCCCCCTTGTTTTGATTGCAGCGATCAGTCGATTTCGATTTGGAACAGCGGCAGGTTGGGCGCCTGGGTCTCAATGACGCCATCACGCACAAACACTTTTTCGCCCACCTGAGCCTCACCACGGGCCAGCAGCTCGCCGCCGCCTGGAAACTGCACGCGGGCGATGCCGCCCGAGACAGACAGCACCGTGGCCACCTGCAGGGGTGGGCGGGCCACCAGGTCAGAAAACGCCTTCCAGATGTTGGTGGTCATGGGTGCCTTTCAGTCGGTGCCGTGGGTTTCGACGGTGAGGGTTTGGCGCAGCGTGGGGCGCTGCCAGTCCAGCGCCGTGCCGCGCACGATGCCCACGCGGGTCACCGCACCATCTAGGTAGCGCACGAACTTGCCGGGCTGGATCAGCCCCGTGGCAGCCAGCACCGGCAGGCGCAGGCTTACCGTGGCCTGGGGGCCGGTGTCGGCCAGCACAGCGGCCGCGCGCTGGCGGGCTGCGTCCACATGGGTGATGAGGGGGTCGGTGATGCCGGGCGCGTCCACATCGCCAGCGGTACCGGCGCGCTTTGCCTCGACCTGCACGCCACCAGCCACGCCCGCAACGTGCACCCAGTTGTAGGCGGGCTTGCTGACCCACTCCACCCCCTCCACCTCCACCACATCGGCGGGCAGCTCGTAGTCAGGCGTGAGCGCGCCCCAGGCCCAGGGCATGGCCGGGTAGCGCGGCAGGATGCGCAGGGTTTGCGCCGTGGCGTGCGGCTGCACGTAGCCACCCGCAGCGGTGGCAATGGCGTTGATGGCGCTGATGTAGCTGCCCTGGTGCGTCCACAGGCCTGCAGGCACCTGCCAGTCGGTCAGGCCCCAGGCCACATCCCACCCAATACCCACCCCGTTGAGGGTGAGCGCATCGGCGGCCAGCTGCTGGGCCGTTTTGGTGGTGGCGTTGCCAAAGTTGAGGGCTGGGCTGTAAGGCGCATCGAGCACCGCGCCCAGGCCGCGCCCCTGCACGTTGATGCGGGCGTTGCCATGCGTGCGGCTGCGGGCCATGGATTCAGCGCACAGGCGGTAAGGCACGCCGTTCACCGTGGCCTCGACCACCACGGGCAGGCCGTCCACCGGCACAAGGTACTGGCGGGCGCTGGCGGGCAGGCTGGCCGACCAGTTCCACGTCCAGCTATCCACGTCGATAGACATGGAGAACGACTCAGCCTGCAGGGGCACATTGCCCGCCACGCGGCGCAGGGTGATGCTGTTGACGGTCACATAAACCTTTCGGACGGGGACAACCACCACGCCCGGCTCGGGCTCTGGCCCAGGGTCGTGGCGCTCGCACACAAACACCAGGCCCAGCGGCAGGCTTGGGTCGTGCAGCTCTTCAAAAACAAGATCGGCAGGCAGGCTGGGCACGTAGCACGGGTCTGGCTGCGGCTGTACTGGGCGGGGTGTGATGCCTGGCGGCGGCTTGCGCGCCTCTTCGTACCGGCCAGCCACGGCGCGGGCCAGTTGCGCGGCATCACGGAACCCGGCCAGCACCACCGCAGCGGTGCGCGCGGCTTGCTGGTACTGCTGGGCCGTGGTGTTGCGCAGGCGGCTGGCGTCTTCGTAGCGCTGCAACACCACCCGGCCCACGCGGGCCCCTTGCTGGTACTGCTGGGCCACAGCGTTGCGCAGCGGCTGGCCTTGCTCAAAACTTTGCGCCACAGGCGCCGCAGCCAGCGCGCGGGCCTGCTGGTAGCCCTGCCGTAGCAGGGACTGCAGAGAGGCGGCACCTTCGTAGCGCACCTGCACCAGCGCGCTGCGCTGCTCAGCGTTTTGCCACAGGGCAGACAGCACCGCCTGCAAAGGCCGGGCCTGTTCGTACCTAGCCAGGGTGCCAGCCCCCACAGGCCGCGCGTGCTGGGCAGTGCTTTGCACCACGTTGACCATCGGGCGGGCCACATTGACGTCATACGCCACAGGCACCGCGCCGCGCAGGCCAGACAGGCGGCCCGTGGCGCGCGCAAGCACCAGGCGGCGCACAGGCACATGGCCACGCAAGCCGGTGATACGCCCTGCCGCGCGCAGCGTAACCGTGCCGACACTGCCGCCCCCATCGTCGCCAAAAACGATTTCAACAGGGCTGCCGGTTGGATTGGCGCCAGCGCTAAAAAGCAGGTCAGTGCTTGCCACACGTCATGCCCTCACGTCAGCGCCGTTTCGGCAAGCTGCACAAGGCCGCCCGCGTACAGCAGGGGCGATGTTTCGCCAGCAGGGGTTTCTCCGCCCTCAAGCTGCCAGCCGCCGCCGTTGGCCGCGTCGGTGCAGTTGCTGGTGGCGATGATGGAGCCATCTGCAGCCACCCAATCCGCCCAGCGCGGCAGGCCATTGGAGAGCACCAGGGCGCCCTCCACATCACGCGGGTGCATGACCAGTACGCCATCCACAATGCTGGCGCACGGCTTGAGCAGCACCAACTCCGCTTGGGGGGCATCGGTACGCGGCACCGCAATGGATGCAGGCTGCGGGGTGGAGTAGATGCGCACGCAGGCAAACCCGGCGCCCTGGTCAGCTCGGGCAATGGTGGCGGCCAGCTGCGCAGCGGCGGCTTGGGGGCCGACTTCCCACACGGCGCTCATGGGGCCACCTCTGGCGCCAGGCGGCTGGCAGCCACTGGGCGAAAGTTGCCTGCGGCGTCTTCGGCCAGCGTCAGGAATTGCTGGGTGGTGTCGATACCTTCAAATACAAAAGCGCCCGTGATCGGGTCACTCCACACCTCACGCACGGGCATCTTGCTGCGCTCGTGCAGCAACACCACACGCGACTTGGCTGGCGCATCGGGGGTGCCAGCTGCGCCCTTGATCTTGGTGGTTCCCCAAATACGTCCCGGGCCTCCAAACTGCAGATCGACAGCCAACTGCTGGCGCCAGGTCGCCACAGTCAACAGCGCTCCAGGAATTGACCGGACCATCCAGCTCTGCATTCCGATGGCAAGCAGCGGCCCATCAAACTCAATCGGCAGCGCCAGCATGGTGTCCAACCCCTGAGCCAGACCACCTGATACCTCAATCAAGCTCTGCGGGGTGGACCACACAACCCCATCGTCAGAGAACTGGAGCCTCACATTGGTAGGCGCATACAAGCTTGATTCCGGGTAAACGCGCACCTTGCGCACATCCACAGGGCCCAAGAAACTGTACCCAACCCACTGTGGATAGGCTACACCCTCAGCCGTTGCGTAAATAGTGTTGACGTTCTTATCAAAGAGATAAGCCTTCAGGTAAGAACCGCCGTACTCGCTACTGGCCGAGCCAGCACCGCCCACCGACAAATCCTGGCCTTGCGCATCAAAAAAACCTACTTCCCGCAGGTCGACAGCACTCCCACGCCCCTTATCAAAAACGATGCGCCAATGCAGATGCGCCGCCACGTCACACCCCCCACGGCCCGGAAATGTCCACAAACATCACGCCGGTAGGGTTGCTACTAGGATCACCCACCGTGATAGCTTCAAAAGTCCTGCCCGCATAGGGGCCCTGGCCCACAACGCGCTGGCCCGTTGCAAATGCCCCGCCGCCAATCAGCGGCTGCGGAGAGTGGTACACGCCTGGCAGCACTCCGCGCAAGTCGCCCCCCTGGTACAAATCGACTGGGCCAACGCGCAGCGAGTTGTCCGACAGGTTGGGAAAAGTGAGTGGCATGGTTGCGTAACCAGACGATCCGCTGAACAAGCGCGTCGCCGCCGCCAAAGGCCCCAGCTTGTTCAGACCCAGCGCCCCACCGATCCCCAAAGCACCCCGCGCGACATAGCAGGCGTAGTCCGTTGATGTGCGCGAAACCAGGCCCGCCGACCCGTCAAGCACGCTCCCCGCCGAGGTGGTCGATACACCCAAGCCGCCGCCGGATACCATGCACGCGTATGGATCCACCCCTTTGCTGGACACAAAATCGCCCAATACATAAACGCCGTAAGTCTCAAGGTATGTCCCGAGAGGCGCAACCGCCAAGATCATCACGCGCTCGCTGATGTACATGCGCCAAGGCCGCGCAGCAGTGGTCGTTGCATCGCTCTTGGGTAAGTAGAGGCCGCCTGCAAACTGCGCCTCGGTCGGGAATCGGCCCGTGCCCGTGTTGATGTCTGTCATGGCCTCGTACCCGACCACACGCGCCCGACTTGTAGTTGTGTCGTCAATGCGCAGCACGCAGCCAGTGGCCTCGGGCACAGAGGGCTTGAGGGCGATGACATTGGCGAGCGATCCCGAAAACAGTTCTTGCCAGCCTGCCGGCGCTGCCTTGCTGGTAATGGTGCCGGTTGCAGCACCATCGGGCACCCCGGGCGCGGCGAAGGTGACCGAATTGCCTGTGGCCGACAAAATCACCTTGTTGCCATTGAGCGCTGCAGGCGTTGCCCCAGCGTATTGCGCAACGTGGCCCGCCTTGAAAGGATGCGCCCCCGCATAAGTGGCTGTTGCGACACCGCTGGCCACCGTGAGCGATGCCACGGCACCCGCGCCGAAGCCGTCCACTGCACAGGCCTTGACCACAGCACGCAGTGCCCCGACAGCGCCGCTCAGCACAGGCGCGCCAGGCTGGGAAGAATCAAAAGTAAAAATCATGTCTGCCTCGCTCAGATGACTGGTGTAGTGGGCGCACGATCCACATCGCCGCGCTCGGTGATTTCAAAGGCGTAGTCGGTGCCAGTGGCCTGGCCCGGCTGCACAGCGCGGATCAGCGCCAAGGGGTAGAACGCCCCCACGGTGGACAAGAAAAGCACGTTGCCCGCTGCCCAGCCGCTGCCCCAGCCTGCGGCAGGCAGCCGGAAGTAAGGCGCGCTGCTGATGGGGTTGATGGGGGCAATCTCGGTGTTGCGGCTGAACGTGCCGAGGTTGCCAACGTGCTCGCCAATCACCTCCACATCCATGCCGCCCGCGAGCACGCGCAGGGCAAACCGCTCGGTAATGGCGCCCGCGTTGGTGACCACCGCCGGGAATGCCGCGTCGTTGTATGAGGCGCTGGCCGGGCCGGAGGGGCCGACCGCATCCAGCCAGGTCACGCCGTCCCAGCTTTGTTGATCCCACACAGGCAGCGCACGGGCGCGCAGGTCGCCCGCCATGAGGGCGCTGGAGACCACGGAGCCCACGGGGAACGCGTGCGAAAGCTGGCTGGTAAAGCGCAGCGTGCCGTCAATTTGCAGGTCTGCCACCCGGGTCATCTGCTCGATACGGTGGCGCACCGTGACGGGCTGCACCCAGGTGGATGCGTCCACCACCGTAATCACCCCGGCGTCAAGGTCAACGCTGTAGCCGCTTTGGATGAGGTGGCCATCGGCGCCGATCAGATACACCCGCGAGAGGCGCGTTCGCCCGCAGTTGATGGTGTTGCCGTTGCTGTATGTGGCAGCCGCAATGGTGGCGGTGTGCCCCACCACCACGAAGCCGCCCACGCGGTAGATGGGCACCCGGCCATCGGGTGGCAGGCGCACTGGGTCGATGCCCAGAATATCGGCATCGAGCGGCAAGTAGAAGTAAGCCACGCTGTTGTAGCGCAGGCTTGATGGATCGACCGGCCAGGGGCGCCAGATCTTGCCCGCCTGGACGGCACCCACATCGGCGGGGTTGTACCACCACTCTGCCTTTTGCGCGGGCGTGAGGTTGGCGTCGTCCACATAGTCGCCAAACTGCAGCTCGGCGGTGCCGCCCTCATAGTCCACCCGGCCCCGGGCGTGGTCGCCGCTGAGCGTGCCGTCTGCCGCCGATGTGACGGTAAGCGGGTCGCCCGACAGATCCACCAGCGTGAGCACCAGCCCCTCGGGCTTGAGCGGTGCGGCCTGGGTGCGGAAGAACACGCTGGCCGTGTTCCAGGCTGCGCGGCGCGTCCACAGGCTTTGCAGGGTGATGCTAGCCGGGCTTGAGCCCACCACGTAGTCGGTGAGCGTGGCGATGCCCGCCAGGTAGTCCACCGTGCCGGAGGCGGTGCCAGGCGCGGTATCGGTGCGGCCACGGTACAGCACGCCCTCAAAGTCTTCATAGGTGTGGCCCATCCACACAAAACTCACACTGCCAGGCACGATGCGGTCTGAGGTGTAGGGGCACAGGTCAATCGTGACGGCAGGCGGCGTGAACGACTCTGTGGCCGATGTGGGCGACAGGGGCGCGACGGAATAGCGCGCGATGATGCTGCCCAGCTGCTGGGCCGACACGGTGGTGATGCCGTACTCACCGCCCTTGTTGCTGGCCGATGTGGATGGGGAGGTGCCCGAAGTCTCAAACGCCTGGGCGTCTTCGTAGTCTGACTTATAGCTGGTGGTGGATGTGTCCAGGCTCACCACGCGCAGGCTGATGGCTTTGCCCGCGTAGTTGACCGTGCCCAGGGGTGCCACGAAGTTGCCCGCGCCATCATCGGTGGCGCGGTTGAGTGCGATCACACGCCGGGTGTTGGCTGCATCTTGCTGAGCCGCCCGAAGGTGCTGGGCTGAGCTGGTGGTGGACGCCACGCGCACACGAACGCCCCCGGTCAGGGGGTAGCCCAGGATTTCGGCATCGTCGGTGAACGACGGGTCATTGCGCACCACAACCCCGCCAGCAATCGCAGTTTTTGTCGCGTCAGATGCCGTGAGCGTGCCGCCGCTGGTGCTGGAGACCTCTTGCGCCGTCATCCACACCACTTCTACCGACCCCGCCACCGGCTGCTGCGCCAGGGTGAGGGCCACGCTGCCGGTAGCGTCTACCGTGGGCGATGCAAAGGTTTCTTCTTGCAGCGTGTGGTATTCATACGAAGCCGAGATTTGCGCACCGGGGTCGGGCATGGCCGTGGGCCGCAGGAAGACCGAACCCGAGGGGTGGTCTACCTCACCCACGCCCGCGCCTGTAATCTTGCCCTGGGCGTTGGCCGTGGCAGTCTGCAGCACACCGCCAGACAGCCAGGACAGTGCCAGCGTGCCGGGCTTCACCCCGGGATGGGCCAGGCGCCAGGCGTATTCAGGCGCACGCACCTGCGCGCCCTGGGCGCTGCGGTTGTTGTAGCCCACCGACTCACCCCACTGGATGACGATGCTGCTGCCTTCGTCTGGCAGCGCCTGCAGCGTCATCTCCGTGCTGCCGGTGGTGTAGATGATGCGGCCCGAGCCAGAGCCGGTGAGCACGCCCGTACCGTCATCGGCAATGGTGTACCAGCGGCCCAGCGCCCGGTAGCTGATGACCAGCGTGCCAGGCGTTGGCAACGGCTTCAGCAGAGCCACAAACGAGAAACCCCGGTTGCTTTGGTTGACGCGAATGCGCCGGGTGTGGGCCGCCACGCCCACCTCGACGAGGCGGGGCGCCGTGGCCAGCACAATGGAACGCACAGCGGCGGGGCGCTGGTCAAGCGCCGGGGTCTCTGTGCGCGAGCTGGGCACCAGCTGGGTGTAGATGCTGGCCACCTTCACCGACTGATCGCCCAGCGCAGCAGCCACCGCCAAGGGGGCAGCGCCGTAATACTCGGCCGCATCGGCCACGGTGGTGTCGCGCACGATGGTCTTGCCAGCCTGGTTGGCAAACTCGCGGTTTGGCGCGGAGCCGGGGAAGTTGAACCGCAGCGAGTCGGACAAGTCCAGCTTGGTCACATCGGCGTCAAAGTCCACAAAGCTGCCGCCGCTGGAATAGGTGAAGGTGCGGCGGGTGGTTTCAGCGCGCGTCACGCGCACGTACTGAATGCGCTCGCCAGAGGTGCCCGCCTGGTAGGACAGCACCAGGGTGCGGCCAATGTCGGGCACCGCAGTGCCTGGGCGGTGGAAGATTTGGATGGACTTTTGGCCCTCCACATGGTCTTCCAGCAGCGCGCCATTCCACACCACCGACTGAATGAGATAGTTGGCCACGGCCTGGGCGATTTCGCTGCGGCGGGCAAACAGGCTGCACTTGGCCAGGCTGACCGATACATTGGGATCAGTGGGCAGGCGCGAGAGGATGACGTTCGCGCCCATGAGCGCGTCGGTGGTGGGCGTGAGCACGCCCATGTGCACCTGGCGAATGGACACGTTACCGCCTGCGCGGGCGGCCTCGGTCACATCGCCAAACACTGCATTGCTGCCGCCGTAGGGGATGACGGTACCGGTGGGGCCGCCGCCGCCTTCGGGCACGTCATCCATGACGCGGCTGGCCAGCAGCTTAATGTCGCCTTCAAGAATGGTCATTGCTTAAACCTCGATCAACCGCAGGGTTGCGTAATAGGGATTGGTGGCGGTGGGCAGCTCGGGGCGGCCCACGGGCTTGGCTTCAAAGGGCGAGTCGGGCGCAAACATCACGGTGAAGGCGCGGCCATCGGCCAGGGTGAGCGTGTGGGTCGCACTGGTGGAGCCAGCCAGGGCGTACAACTGGGCCACCACGCCACGGCCCAGCCAACCGGCATCCACCTCACCAGCCAGGGTGATGGGACGCCCAGCAAGGCGTGGCGCCACGTCCACCAGCAATGCACCGGTCAGGCTGTAGGTAACGGCCCGCTCTACGGGCACCCAGTCGAATTCATCGACCCAAACCATGCCGCGCGGCACGGCAACGCTGCCAAGGGTGTGGTGTGTGGTCATTGGATGGCTGCCCCTCTGGCCTGGGCGAGTGCGCGCAGCAGGTCAACCTCTGTCTTCGCACTGTCCGCATCGGTGTGGCGGGTTTGGCCGCGCACCATGCCCCAGTCGCCCACGCCATTGATGGTGATGTTGTTGATGTAGGTGTTGCCGCCCGTGCCGGCACCAGGGCCAGGCGCTGGCGCAGGGGTGGGCGATGGGGCTGGGGCGTTGGGGTTGCGCTGGCGGTCGCGGATTTCCTTGTCGCGCTTGGCACGGTCAACAATGTCCTGCGCCTCGATCTGGCCGCCTTCATCGTATTTGTAGTATTCAGCCACCTTGCCCAGGGCTTCAGCCAGGGTGCCGTACTTGCCCGCCCAGCGCTTTTGCGCATCGTTGGCCAGGTAGTCCACCTCGCCCTTGCCGTTCAGGAACTGCTTGGACAGCTGCTGCGCCACGGCGTCTTCCAGGCCCGCCTGCTTGAGGTAGTCGATGATGGTCGAGCGAGTCCAGACAAACTGCTGCTGCACGTTGCCCTTGGCATCGCTGGTCATGCCATCTTTGTTGCGGAACTGGTAGCCGCCCGTGCCAACCTCTTGCACGCCTGGGGCCAGCTCTTCGCCGCGCGTGCTCCTGCGGCCCGTGTCGAATAGCCCCGCATCCCCCTCACCGGGGCGGCCGTACTTTTGCTGCACGCGGCGCTGGTAGTCGGCCAAGGCCTGGGTGGCGCCCTGGATGGAGGTGCTGACGCCCTTCCAATCGGCGGCCATGCTGCCGCCAGCCCTACCGCTGGAGGCCGCAGCCTTTTCGATGGCATCGCGCAACACCAACGTGGACTTGCCGGTTTCATCCACCTCCACCCGGTAGCCGCGCGCAGAAGCCTCTGCACTCACCCAGGATGGGGCAATGCCCTTGTTGGCAGCGATTGCATCCTCTGCAGACCTGCGGAATGCGGCTGCCAGATCCTCGGCCGTGGCGGTGCCTGAGTCTTTGATGGTCTGGTAGTCGCGCTTGGCGTTTTCAGCCTGGCGCGTCAGGTCTGCACTGCTGGTGACACCCAAGCGCTGGAAGGCGGCGGCCACCTGGTCGGCCATGTCCTGGGCGCTTTGGCTGGTCTGCGCCATGGCCGTGTTGAGCTGCTGGAGCTTTTCAGCTGCGCCCTGCAGGTCGCCGTTTTGCACCAGGCTGGCGTACTCTTGGCGCAGCTGGCGCACCGATTCGGCGTGCTCGGCGGCGGCCGTCTTTGCCGCCTGGTCGGCCTGGGCCTTGGCTTCCACCTTGGCCTTGGATTCAGCCGCCGCCTTGCCAGTGGCCTCAATCTCACGGGCCATGGCCGAGATGCTGGCTTGGGCATCGGCAGCTGCCTTGCTGCCGGTTTGAATAGAACGCGCCAGGCCGTCAAACCCATCGCGCGCCATTTGGGCGCCATCTGCCATGTCACTCAGCGATTCGGTTGCCTTGTCGCGCATGGCCTGGGCAGCCTCACCAAAGGCCTGCGCACCGCTGCGCGCGTCTTCAGCAGCCAAGGCGAACGATTTGGACAACTCGCCAAACGTGACAGCGGCTAGGCCTTCGCGCAGCAGGGCCACGCCTTCCATGACCTTGGCGGCCACTTCTGCAAAGACGCTGCCGATGCCGTAAATGGCCGTAAGCACGGCATTCACCCCGGCGCTCATCACGCCATAGGCGAGCTGCACCGTGTTGCCTGCATTGGTGGCGTAGACGCCAATCTGCGTGAAGGTTTCGCCCGTGCGGTCGGCAAAGCCGCGCAGGTCGGCCATTACCTTGTTGAAGTCAACCGTTGCCAGGAACTCGCGCACCCACTTAATGCCAGCCTGGAAGGCGGCAGCAATAGCCTCGCCAAACTTGCCCACCGTGCCATCGGCCACCGCACTGCGCAAGGCGCCTGCCAGCTGGTCAACGCCCTCCTTCAGCACCGGCAGCACGGGTGTGCCCAGGGCGTTTTTCAGGGTGTCCCACGCGCTGCTCAAACCATTGAGCGAGCCGTTGAGGTTGTTTTGCATCACCTCAGCGGTGGCGGCGGCACTGCCCTTGGCATTCTTGAGCTGGGTGGTCAGGTCACCCAGCGCGCCCATGCCCTGGTTGAGCAGCGCACGCAGGGCGGGCCCTGCCTCGGTGCCCACCGCCAGGATGGCCTTGCTGCCAGCCGGGCCAGCGGCAGCCAGCTCGTACAGGGCCTTTTCAAAGTTGTTGGTGGTGATGCCTGCGGAGGCCAGTTCGTTGCGGAACTTGCTGGCCGGGTCTGCAAACTGGCTCAGGATGGAGTTGAGGGCGGTACCGGCCCGGCTGGCGTCGATGCCCGCGTCGGCAAACTTGCCGATGATGGCCACGGTGGTCTCAAGGCTCAGGCCCAGGCTGTTGGCCACGGGGGCGGCATAGCTCAGCGCCTGGGCCAGGCCTTCCACGCTGGTGTTGGTGGCGTTGGCACCCTTGGCCAGCACATCGGCCACGCGCCCAGCATCGGTGAACGCCAGGCCCATGCCCATCACAGCCTTGGTGACGTACTCGCTGGCCGTGGCCAGTTCAATGTCACCCGCCTGGGCCAGGGCCAGCACAGCGGGCAAGGTGGCGATGGCGTCTTTGCTGTTCAGCCCGGCCTTGGCCAGGTTCTCCAAAGCGCCAGCGGCTTCAGTGCTGGTGAACTTGGTGGTGGCGCCGGCGTCTTCAGCTGCAGCACGCAGGGCCGCCATTTCGTCGGCACTGGCGCCGGTGGCAGCCTGCACGCGACTGAGGGCCGTTTCAAGATCTGCCGCGCCCTTGACCACGCCCACAAAGGCGTTGATGCCGAAGTAAGTGGCAATGGCCGCACCCACCGCCACCACCTTGGTCTGCAGGCTGCCGAACACTGCCGAGGCGTTGTCCTTGGCATTGATCAGAATTTCAATGGGCTTGAATGCCATGGTGCGTGGGCTTTGGTGCGGGCTTTTTGGCCTGGTTTGGACAATGCAGCGGCTTCGACTGGCGCCGTTTGCACAGCGGCAGTAGGAGCCGCACAGCGCCGGGGCGCTGTGGGTGGGGGTGGGTTAGACGACTACGGGGCGGCCGTCGCAGTAGATGGCTTCGCCGTTGGCGGGCTTGAGGGCTTCCACACCGAATTCCATGGAAACCACATCGGTGCCCTCAGCGATCAGGGGCAGATCACCGCTGGGGGTGAGCGTGACCTTGGGCAGGTACCAGTCGCGGTTGCCGCCCGTGGCGTTGTCAGACACCACGCGCAGCGCGCCCTGCAGTTCAGACTTACCGCCCGACTTGACGGATTCAAAGGAGGCAGCCACGGGCGTGTAGCCAAACTGCACCTCGGAGCCAGTGACAATGCCGCCGCCTTCGATGATTTGCACGCGGCCGGTTTCGGTGTCCACGTTGTAGTCAGTGCCCGCCACATAGTTGGTGGTGCCGTCCGAGTTTTTGACGGTAATGGCTGTGACGTTGCGCACGCCAAGCGGGTTGGCAGGCGTGGCGCCCAGCTGGTACTGGCGGCCTTGGATGACGGTGCGCTTTTCACCAGTGACGGGTGTGGCGGCCTGGGTCTTCTTTTCCAGCACACCAGACAACCACAGCGCCGCGTTGCTGGGGCTGAAGTTGTCGCACTGCAGCGTGCCGGTGCGGTCCACCTGAATGACCCAGGAGCCATCCTTTTGGCGCAGGCCGGTTTCGCTGGAGAAGTGGTCGGTCTTCTCGGTGTTGATGGTCAGGCTCAGGCCTGGGCAGTTGCCCAAGGGGAACTCGCCCGTGAGCTGTTCGTTGGCATCGAACGGATCAAAGTACACCTTGCCGCGTGGGATGAGGTACTCGCTTTTTACGTGCTGAATAGGCATAGGGCCTCCAAAAATTGATTACTCTTGGCCCCGGTACAGGGCCTGCGTGGAAAACGTGAGCTCAACACCGGCCAGGCCGGCATCAGCAAACACGGCGTCGGCCACGGCTGCAAGCTGCAATGGCTCCCAGCCGCGCCCAGCGTGAAGGCCTGGCGCCCAGCCGTGCAGGGCTTCGATGACGGCGGCAAAGGCGGCCTCCAGCTCATCAGCCGCCGTGGCACTGCGGCGAACGGCCAGCACCAATGACCAGCCGGGCTGCACCATGACAGCGCCGCTGCGCACACCCGCCACACCACCACCCGGCACGCGCACATCCACAGCACGATGCGGTGTGTCGCGATCCTCCAAGTCGGTGCTGGTGCGAACCGTCCAACCCGCAAGGGCTGGCAGCGATTGCAGGCGGGCTTTGATGGGGGCGTTGAGTGCGAACATGCTCAGGGCTTTGGATAGACAGAGACCGTGACCCAGCCGGATTCGTCGGGCTGCACCTGGCCGGAAACCAGATGGACTACGCCACCCAGCACCAGCTCAGAGCCCTCAACCAGGCCAGGCGTGTGCGCCACAGAAAACGAAGCCGTGATGGCCGCCGAACTGGCCGCCTGGGCACCGAAGGGCTCAACGCCCTCACGGCCCAGTAGCACCCCGAAGGGCTCGCCGCCCTTGAACACCGCAACGGTGTCGGACAGGGCGCGCTCCACAGCGCTATTGAGGCGCTGGTGCAGGCGAGCGAATGGGGATGCGGCCATGGCGCGGATTAAGGACTTAGGCTCAGGTGCCTTCAGCCACAAACTGGCCGAGCTTGACCAGCACGGTGGCGCTAGGGTTGGCCGCAGCGCTTACCGCTACGCCAATGCATTCCTGGCTGGCCGTGGTCTTGTTGACAACCTTATTGGTGGCGTCCCAGTACAGGCGGTCGCCCACCGCAATGGCGAGGGCGCTGGTTTTGCCCAGCTCGAACACGCCTTCGGTAGCGAATGGGCCGGGTGTGCCGCTGGTCACGTTGGTGAGCGCCACGCCAAACAGTGCGGTGCCGAACAGGTAGCCCGTGCCGGATGCAACGTCTGCAGCCGGGGTGAGGGTGAGCGTGTCGCCCTCTTGCTTGAAATTCTTTGCCATGGTGATTCCTTGCTGGAAATGGTTTGCAGAGCCCTGGCCGCTAGTGCGGCGGCCAGGCGGCAGCTATCAGGCGCCTGCGTTGGTGACGGCGCCCCGGTAGTCGATGGCGCCCACGCCGTAGTCCAGGCGCACCTTGTAGCGAGCGCCGTCCACGTCGAAGCCGTTTTGCAGCTCGATGAAGGGCTCTTGCACGCCGTCGAGGAATGCCACTTCCAGCACAGGGGCCTCGGTGGCGTCTGCGAACAGGTAGCGGCGCGTGCCGCTGAGGCGGGGGGTGTCCACAATGTCGCGGAACAGGCCGTTGACCACGTTGGGCTTTTGCAGCTTGTTGGCGGTGTCGGGGTCGTATTGCGCGTCGTTGATGCTGCGGGCTGTGCCGCCCAGGCCGATAGGCACCAGCAGCACAGAGGGGCGCAGGTCGAGGTAGTCGTTGCCCGATACGTCTTTTTGCATGGCCATGGCCACGCGGTCGGCATCGATGGCGGCCATGGAGATGGCGGCAGCCGTGCTGATGTTGCCGTGGTCTGCGTGGAACAGGGTCTTGCCGTCAGCCATCACGGGGCCCAGGCCACCGTTGAGCGCCAGCAGGGCGTACACATCCACCTCCACCGTGCGGGCAGCAGCGCGGCCCAGCATGCCAGCCAGCCCCACGAATGCGCCCAGGTCATCGTTGATGATGGCCGTGCGGCTCAAGTTGATGATGTTGCCCTTGGTGCCAGCGGTGATGCTGCCCTTCTCGCCATCGGGAATGGTCTTGTTCACGTACTCGCCCAGCTCGTTGACCGCATCGAGCGAACCAAAGGAGCCCAGGCGATAGCGGTTGTGTGCGCGGAAGTCGCTCACGCTGCCGGGGGCGCAAAAGCGATTCCAGGTGAGGGCTGCAGTGGCGTAGCTGGCCTGCAGGGCCTTGTGCATGGTGTTTTCCAGCAGCACGGGGAAGTCGCTGGTGCCTTGCGTGAAGGCCGCGGCTACCACTTCGAGCTGGCTCATGCCTGCGGCCTTGATGCCCAGGCTTTCGACCGAGGCGCGGGCCAGGTCGAGCAGCTTGGCACCACGGAAGGGGTTGCCCGACATGGAGGCGCGCACCTTGGCGTCAACCGCGACACCAGAGCGCACCAGCAGCGCGTCAGACGCGGCGGCGATGCGCTTGTCGGCTTCGTCTTCGGTCTTTTCCACACGGGGGAATGCGGCCGATGGGTTGGCTGGCTCTGCGCCCTCGCCCAGCTTGGCGATCAGGCGGGACTGGATCTGGTCAATGGTCAGCTGTGGGTCTGCCAGCACTTCGGTCTGCAGCGCGGAGATTTCAGCGCGTGCAGCGAATGGCTTGAACATGGCGAGCACCTGGGCGTTGTCGTCTTTGGTGCGGGCGGATGCGGCAGGTTGAGCCGCCGGCTTGTTTTCATCGGGCATGGAATGCTCCTGTGGTTTAGCGGCGGCTGCCGCAGGTTGAGAAACAGGGGGGCGCGCTGCAGCTACGGGCGCTGCAGGCTTGAAGCGGGATAGGTCGAAGCTGTTGGCAAGCGATGCGGCCACAGCCACTTCGTCGCCCACTGCATCAGCAAAGCCCTCGGCCACCGCCTCATCAGCCAGGAACCAGTGGTCTTTGCCATCAGTGAGGATGGCCAGGGCGTCGTCGTAGGTTTTGCCGCTTTTGTCGGCGTAGGCGCTGGCCATGGACTTGGCGTAGCGGTCGAGAATGTCAGCCTGCTCGCGCAGCTCCACCGCATTGCCGCCCGCGTAAGACCAGGGGGCGTGGATCATCATTTGGCTGTTTTTGGCCATGGTGATGGTGTCGCCCGCCATGGCGATGTAGCTGGCGCAGCTGATGGCCACGCCATCGATGTGCACGGCCACCGTGGCACGATGGCGCTTGAGCGCGTTGTAGATGGCCAGGCCATCAGGCACGCTGCCGCCGTAGCTGTTGATGCGCAGGTTGATGGTGTCCACGTCCAGCTCGGACAGCTCGCGCACCATGTTGGCGGCGATCACGCCGTCTTCATTCCAGCGGTCACCAATGTTCCCGTAGATGAACACATCCGCAGCCAGCGGCTTTTCGCCAGCTGCTTGCGGTGCCTGTGCTTTGATTTCGTACCACTTCGACATGGGGTGCCTTCAAATAACGCTTTGAAGGTGACTGTGCCGATATGGCTGTGCAAAATCTCAAAAATCCTGCACTACTTTTGCGCCCTACTCGCGCTCAACGATTTGCGGCTGGCCCACAGGCTGACTGGCGTTGTGCGGTATGCCCTGCTTTTCCTTCTCGCGTCGCCAGCGGGCTTGTTGCTCCAGCGTGTCGATAGGGTTGCCGCCGCGCTTGCGCACGATTTCGGGACCGCTGGCGTAGGCGCGGTCTTCGAGCAGAGCCCAGGCTTCAGCCTCTTTGCGCGGGTCGATCCACGGCATGGCTGGGGGCATGTAGGTGGCATCATCCAGCGTGCCGGGCTTGATGCCCGCCGGCACGCGCAGCACGCCGCTGGCCACTGCGGTGGCGATGAAGCGCTCATAAACGGGGCGCACGATGCGGCCAATGAATTCCTCAGACAGCGTGGCATAAGCGGCATAGCCTTCGACCAGCTCTTGCCGCTGGGCGCTGTAGGTGCCGTCATACGTGCGGGCGATGCTGCTGAAGGTGGGGCCGGTACCGGCAGCGATGGCCTTCATTTGGCCGCTGCGGTAGGTTTCCAGATTCGGGTTTGGCCGGTTGGTGTCGATCATGCCAATGTCTTCACCTGGGCGCAGGTCGTCAAAGACCATGCCGGGCCGGAACTTCATTTGGCGGGGGGTGTCTTCGCCTTCGGCGCCTCGCTCGTAGGTGTCTGGCGCGCCTTTTTTGATGTAGGCAGCCATGCTGGCGGCGATCTTCGCGGCGATGCGTTCGCTTTCTTCGTAGTCTTTCAGGTCGTCAAACCGGTTGAGCACGCTGGCAAAGATGCTGACGCCGCGCAGCTGGCGGATGCGCTGCACGTTTTTGAGGTGCAGCATGCGGTCTGCAGTGATGCGCTTGGCGCGGCCACCCAGAACCGCCGCAGAGTCAGGCCCATCGCGCAGGACGTGGTAGGCCACTGGCGCGCCCCAGGCGTTGGCCTCGATGCCCTGCTGGATGACGGCTGGCGCGGTTGCCTGCAGCCCCATGGGCACGTAGTCGGCCTCCAGCATTTCGATGCTGAACGGCACGCGGCTGCCGTGGTCAAGGCTGGCCATGGTGCCCGCCACCAACTGTGCAAACACTTCACCATCGCGCAGCCAGCTGCGGCACAGCAAGCGCTGTGCGCTGGGCCAGTCGTGCTGGCGGGTGACTTCGGGTGTGGTTTGCCAATCGCGCAGCAGTTCCAGAATCTGGCGGGCCAGGTCGTCGTTGATGCTGCCATCGGCGTTGCGCGGTTGCGGCTCGATGCCTATGCCTTTGGGGCCCACCACGTTGACCACCAGGGTGTTGAGCACGCCCAGGGCCAGGTCGTAGTTTTGCTCAAGGTGCCGGGCGATTTCGCGCAGGGTGGTGCCTGCGCGCTGCACATCGTCGTTGGCGCTGCCGGTGGCGCGGCGGCCTTTGCGCAGGCGGTCTGGCCGCGCGGCTTCGTAGTACGCGAGCACGGAGCGGGCCTGGGCGCGGCGAACGGCTGCGCCAGGGGCGAACCAAGCCACCACGCGGTCGGCCAGGGTGAGTTGCGGGTGTTTGGCTGCCATGTGCGCGCCTCAGTCTGAAAAGTCGGCCAGCTGGTGGCGCGGGTAAGGGCGGGGTTTTGCGGCTGCGGCCAGGTCGGCCTTGATGACATCGCGCGCCTTGATCAGCTCATCGGTGCTGCGGTAGGTGACTGTTCTGCCGTCTGCAGCGCGAATGCTTAGCTCGCCGCTGGCAATGGCCGCGTCAATGGCGGCGAGGTCGGTGGTGGTGAAGGCCATTGGGCTAGGGTGCCCAATGGCGAGTGCAAAATCTCAAAAATCGTGCACTTTATGCAGCCCCACGGGGGCGGCGCGAGAGGATGGAATAGAACAGGCGCTTGGAGATACCAAACCGGGCAATGACCTCGGCCTGGTTGCGGCCATTGAATGCTTGCCAAACTTCTCTGTCGCGCTGGGCCCGGGCGTCGCGCTTGGGCACGTAGCGGCCACCAATGCGGGGGGCAAGGCGGCGGGCCACCTCTGCGGCCAGGGCTTCAATCTCGGCACCCCTGACCCCATCACGGAACACAGCCAGCCCACGGTCGCGGCTGCACTCTGCCAGGATGCAGCGCACCTCATCGCGCAGGGTGGCGCTGTCGTCGTCCTCAGCAAGGAGCGGCGCAGCGTCAGTCACGGCGATCAAATCCCCATCCGTCATCAGCGTGGCTTGTGGCTCTTGGTCTGGTGTTTGCATGTTGCGGTTTCTTGCTATTAATTTGATAGCTTGCTGCGCTCATTGGCTGGGCCACAGGAAGCGAAAACAGGTCGGCAGGCGGCTGCACCTGGGCCTCAAGGCGAGACCATTGGGCGTCGGTGTATTTGTGCAGGCCCTGGGCCATGGCGGCGTGAATGTTGTAGTTGCGGTTGTCCAGCTGCTCGTTGCGCGGGCGGCGCTTGATCCAGCGGTAGGACTCTTTGCCATTGACCTTGGCCAGCACGCGCTGCTCTGCGGTGAGCTGTTCGTAGAACTCGCGGGGCAGCTCGTTGCTGAAGTGCACGTAGCCCGGGCCTGGCTCCAGAATGCCGAGCTGGCCAAGCAGCAGATCCTTGGCCGTGTCCACACCCACGCGCCAGAGCTTGACGCCGTGCTTTTTCTTGCGGCCGCGCCAGTCAATGTCCTGAAAGCTGCTGGGGCCGAGGATGGGCACGCCCTCTGCACCGTCGCCCTTGATGGCGCGCACGTTGGGCAGCAGGTGCTGCACTTTGCTCACCCAGTTGTAGACGGCCTGGGTTTGGTCGGATGAGTCGATGCTGGTGGCGCTGATGCCCAGGCTGCCGCCGTGCCAGGCCTGCACGTAGCGGCGCTGCAGCTGCAGGGTGAGGGCATCCCATTCCTCATCTACGGCAGGGTTGCCTTCGATCACCACCACATCGACCACCCAGCTTTCCATGCCACGCCCCCAGGCGTACACAGTGACTTCCCAGCGGTTGCGCTGCACGTCCACGGCGGCGGTGAGGTAGAGGCCGCCCACGGGCACGGTGCAGAGCTTGTAGTCCTCTGCCCTGGCTTGCAGGGCGTGTTCGTCGGTGCGTTCGCCTGCCAGTTCCCAGGTTTCGCCCAGGGTTTCGTTGACGAACAGTTGCATCGGGCCGACTTCGCCTTTTTCCAGGGCGATCAGGGCTTTCTCAAATTCATCAACGATGTCTGCCCAGCTGCGCTGCGGGCTGTAGGCCGTCCACACATGCACGGCCAGGGTGCGGGGCGGCTTGCAGGGCATGCCCTTGTTGTCGCGCCACACGCGGTCAATGCCGTAGCGCTTGCCGGTGCGTTCGCACACCCAGGCGCCTTGCAGCGGCGTGCCGCCCGGCATGTAGTCAGCCTGGGTGATGGACGCACGGCAGTGGGGGCAGACGTGGCGCACGGTCTCGAGCTTGCCGCGTTCCCACTTGAAGCCGTGGGCCACGTTCTTACCACCCCAGGCTAGGGGGTGGTCTGCGCCGCAGTGGGGGCAGTCGATGTGGTACCGCACCAAGCCCTCAGCCTCGTTGGCGGCGTCTTCGATGTGGCACAGGCCTTTCAGTAGCGGGGTGGAGCCGCATACCAGCTTGGGGTATGGCGCGCCCTCCAGACGGCCGCGCGCCAGGCCACGGGGTGGGCCCGCCTTTTCAATGCTGCGGTCGAACTTGCTGATTTCGTCCAGGATGGACACGGCCAGCGTGATGCGGCGGTATGCCCGGGCTGCCTTGCCGCCCAGCAGGTGCAGCACCGAGTCGCGGAAGGGCTTGAACTTGATGGTTTCTTCGTTGGCCTTGCCGCGCTTGCGGGCCTTGTTGATGGCCTGCACGCCGGTCTGCGGGTCTAGCAGCGGGTCGATTTCGCTTTTGACGTAGCTGTCTCGGTCGTCGTCGGTGGGCTGCCACAGCGCCTGCTTGCGGCGGCGGTGGGCGATGTTGTAGCAAACGAAGGCGGTGACCATCTTGGTGTAGCCCACGCGCTTGGCCTTCATCACGTCCAGCTCTTCTATCTGGTCGTCGCTCATGAAGTCCATGATCCCGACCTGAAAACCCCACGCAACCCAGGCGCCCTTTTGGTGGCTGCTTTCGCCCGCCAGCTTGAAATGCTCTTGCGCCCAGTCGCCCAGGCGCTGAGGCGGCTCAGCGCGCAGGCTTTCCAGCCCCAGGCGCACGGCGGCCTTGATGGCCTCGGCGGTCTCCAGGCTGACGGGCGGCATCGTCGTCATTCGGGCACGTCCTCCAGCGCATCCAACACGTCGCCCTCGCCTTCATCGGCTGCCAGCATTTCGTCCAGCGACTCAGCCACCAGCTGGGCGGTTTCGCGCACCCACTCATTGCGGGCGGCGGCGATCACGCGCAGCACTGTTGTCTTGGCTTCATCTGGCAGATCGGGGCAAGCCTTTTTCAGCGCGCCCTCCAGCTGGTCGAAGCGGTCCACCACCGCGCCGCCAGCGCGGCCCAGCACATCAGCCAACAGGCCCACGGGGGCGTACTCGCGCCGGGCCACGGCGTTCTTGATGGCCTGGCCTTCGCGCTGCTCACGAGCCAGGGCGGCGCGCTCTTGCACCAAGTCGAGGCCATAGGTTTCACCCATGCGGCCCGCCGCCTGGTCACGTAGCCGCTCGCAGTAAGCAACCAGCCAGCCAGCAGCGGTGTCGCCCCGCGTGATGACACCCTCCGACACCAACTGACTCACGCGGGCCTCGCTCACGCCAATCATCTGGGCGAATTCAGACTGCGAAACGGTTTGATCAAGTACCGGAATAATCTTCACGACACCCTCCTAACCGCTACTGAAAACATAGCATTAATGCAAGCATCCATCTTTACTTAACCCCCTTAGGAGGGTTGCGCAACAGTCTGCAAATGCGGCTCGAATTACCCGCACTGCACAGAGCCAGGGAGGACCCGCGACGGGGGCGCACCGCGCTCATCGCAGCGCCCTCCCCCGCGCGCTGGGCCAGCAGAACGGCACGACCGGCGCGCCGTCTTCACGCAGGCGATCCATCACGCGCTCACCCATCACCGCCTTGAACTCATCGAGGGTCTTGTTCGACAGGAACAGCGTTGGCTTGCGCGTCTCATAGCGCTCATTCAGCACGTCAAACAGCACCTGCCGCTCGTACTCGCTGCCGTGCTGCACACCCACCTCATCGAGGATGAGCAGATCAGGGAACGTCAGCAGAGCCACAGCCTGCGCCTCGGTCACCGAACTACCGCGCGCCCATGTGTCCTTGATAGACCGGATGGCCCGCTGCACAGACACGAACAGCACTGAGGCCCCATGCTTGCGCATGACGTGCTTGCCGATGGAGACAGCCAGGTGCGTCTTGCCCGTACCCACGTTGCCAAGGAAGATGGCACCCCGGCCCACCGCGCGCACCTGCACCCACTCGTTGGCATAGGCCATGGCGGCATCCAGCGCCTGCTGCTGCAGCTCATGCTCCACCACGTAGCCGCCAAAGCTGCAGGCCATGAACCGCTCAGGAATGCCAGCCCGGCCCAGCCGCTGCTGCCACTCGGCATCGCGCAGCTCCTTTTCCTTGCGGGCCTCCAGATCAGCCCGCCGCGCCTCTGCTGCCGCAGCACACTGGCGGCACCCAGTCCACACATTGCCCAGGTGGCAATAGGCCGTGAATGCACCATGCACCTCGCACACATCCTCACGCTCCAGCGGTGGACGATGCACAGCAGGCAAACCTTTGCTGAACGCTTGTTGAACGGTCGTCATCACAGCACCACCACTTTCGTTCCGTAGTCCTTCGTCGCAAAACTCTCACCCGCCTGGGCAGCAGCAACCACAGCAGCGCCAGCGCTCATCGAAGCCAGCACCCGATCAACATAGCTCGGCAGGTAGGCAATGCCCTCCTTCGCCTCGCTGCGGGCCTTGGCCACCGCATCGCGCATCTGGCCAACCGAGACCCCCGCATCAATCCAACCCTTCGCCAGCGGCACGAACTTCTGCCGGTGCTGCAGGCTGGCCGGGTCCACCTCCACGCCAAACGCCTCATCGAAAACCCGCATCCACTCGCCGTGCGATGCAGGCACCACCGCGTCGTCGGCATGACGATTGTTCGAAGAACAAATCTGGTTCTGGTTCTGGTTCTGGTTCTGGTTGGTGGCACGGTCGTTCAACGGGCGTTCAGCGGTCGTTGCATCCTGTTGAAACCCACCAGCCTCAACAACAGGCGCCGCAGCCTTCGCAGCAGCAGAACCCTTGCCCTTACCGGCCCTGCGGGCTGCAGCGCTCGCCTTGCCAGCGCGTGACGCCTGCTCAGCCTGAGCGCGATACTTCTCAATCTCACGCTCACAGCGGGCATTGATCCAGCCCTCAGGCGTGCGCACAAAGAACTCATCCAGCACCACGTCCAACGCAGCGCGCAGCTCAGGCGTGTTTGCCAGCACACGGCGCGCTAACTTTTCCGTGTCGCTGTTCAACGGCTTCTCGGTGTCGTAGTACAGATCAAGCAGCTCTCTGTACAACGCCCGTTCAACGAACGTTAAATGTCGGGTCGCGTTATTGAAGTCGCCGATGTGGTGCGGGTAGTGATTCACAGCCAGCCCTTTCAGTTGTTCACACCAGGGCGGCGCGCAAAACGCCAGCGGCCCACAGTGTTCTTTTCGATCAAGCCAAACCGGGCCAGCGCCACCAGGTGGGTGTGCGCAGCATTGCCAGTCCAGCCAAAGTGGGCACAAATGGCCGTCACAGGCGGCAGCTGGTCATTGGCAGAGAAGAATTCACGCATGAAGGCCAACACCTCTAAATTGCGGGCGCTGGGGCCCTTGGCAGCGCCACGGCGCCGCACAGCAGGTGCAGCACCCTTGCCGCGCAGCTGGTCGGCAATCGCATTGGCCTCGCGCAGAAACTCGCACGTATTCATGCGCCCACCGCCTGCCGCACGCGAAAGCGCACACGCTTGTCCAGGTACTCCTGCACCCCAGCATCACGCGCCACCCGATCCATATCGATGCGCGGCCGATACGTGCCAGAGCGCACAAACATCACCACAGGCCGCACATCCACCCCATGCGTGCCCGAAGCCGCCCAAATGCCAGCGGCCAGGTGGTGCCCACGCAGGCGGCCATAGCTCACAAAGTAGCGGCGCCCCACCTGCTTGGCCGTGCCGCGCTGCAGGTTGCGCTTACGCCGCGCCGTCATGTTCGCCCGGTAGCCCTGCTCGCCAAAGGCCTGCAGATAGCTGATGAGCTGCACCAGAAACGGCCCGCGCAGATTGCCCCGCCCGTCATCGCTGCCCGGGTAAGGCGTCTTCGGAATGCTGGTCTGCATGCCATTGGGCAAGATGCCCGCACGGCGCAAAATCACCTCGCTGCGCTTGTCACGGCGCCGGCCACCATCGGCCTGGGCCTGCAACACATCCTGCGGGTCTACCCCCACCTTGCCGCCACGCACAAAGGCGCCACGGTCAGTGTGCAAGGTCGGGGCGATGCTGACCGACAGCTTTTCAGCCGTGGCCTTGAACACCTTGGGCGACCGGCCCACAAAAGGCGTCACCCGGTCAAAAGACCCATTCAAGGCCGCAACCTGCTTGCCGCGCACCATGAACCCCGTGTCATTCAGCGCCAGGGCATAAGCCTTGCGCAGCTCACCGCCCGCCAGCTTGCCCAGCAGGTCGGTCAACTCCTTTTGATTGCGAATCTCAGCGCTCAGCCTCATGCCACGCCTCCTGGCGCCTTGCGCATACGGCCGCGCAGCACCGCCAGCAGGCTGGTGGTCGCGTCAATCAAATCCTCAGCCAGGCGCGCCACGCGACTCACCTCATTGGGCGTGGGCGTTGGCGTGCGCATCGCATCGGCAGCCGCCGCCACATACTTGCCCTGCGCTGCCGCCTGCAGCATGAAAGCATCCACCGGGTCACCGCCCGACTGGTCCGCCACCGCAGGAATGCAGGTGTACCCCAGCGCCGCAGCCATCGCGTGCAACACCGCAGCATTGCCGCTCAGCTGCTGCATCGCCACCAGCTCAGCCGGGTGCAGGTGGTGCGTAGCGTTGTTGGGGTTCGCCTTGTGCGTCAGCGTGTTGGCCGACACACCCATGCGCGCCGCCAGCGCCACCACCCCACCGGGGTAGCCGTGCACCGTGTGATAGATCGCATCGGCCACCGTCAGCGCCTGCGGCATGTCGGGCAAAGCCTCATCGGCGCCATAGGCAGCGCCAACGGGAATGCGGATAGTTGAGTGCATGGACTTCACCCCTTCACAAAAAACGACCGCCCGCACCCAGCCCAGCGGAACACAGCGCCATATCGCTGCGGCCCTTTGTCTTGGGGGTGAGGAGGCACCCAGGCCGCAGGGCCAAACAGGTGCGAGCGATGCAAACCAACGGAGCAGCAGCCATGACCAACCCCAATGCAGAGGCCACCACAGTGCCAACGACAGAACAGCGCCTGTTTGCGCTGGAAACCATGCTCCAGCAGCTCGTGCTGGTGCTGGAATGCGAACCCCAATTCAGCGCCCAGGCGCTGGGGCGGTGGATGGACATAGCCCGCAAGCACATGCGCATGCACCAAGCCGCCACACCGGGCGAGCTGGATGCACTGAGCGCGCTGCAGCGCAGCGTGCTGACGCAATGAACTCCATGAGCCACAACAAAGGGCGGGCACCCACAAACGAAAGACAATGTGCTTCTCACTTCAAACCATCTTTCGAGAGGGGCACCCATGAACACAAGCACCGCCAACCTGCGATGCACACGCTGCGGCAGCACGAAATTCCTGCCATCCAGCAGCGGACAGTTGCGCGACCAAGACACACTCACCTGCAACGGGTGCAAGGGTCAGATCAAGGTTGGAGAGGCTCGCAAGCAAGCCCGGCAAGCGGTGGAGAAGGCATTGGCGGACCGACTCAGGCGCACTTTCAAATAGCACGCCCAGCGCATCTATCTCGCGCTCAATCGCTGGATCAATCCGAATGGAAATGGACACAGTTTTCATGCAGACACCTCCACCGCTACGTTTTCAGTAGCTGCCAGCGCTTGACTGGTGGGCGCTTGGGGCTGATTCTCAGCACTATCACCGTAGCGCAGAAGCAAGGCCTGTTCCCAGCCTTCGGGAATGCGCTGGCGGCTTCGCCAGTTGCTTACCCGGCTCTGTCGGATGCCAAGCGCAGTTGCGAGCTTGCCTACGCCGCCCTCACGGGAAATTGCAGTGTCCAAGATGGTCATGGGCACCGAGATTATCACGTTCGTGTTTATCAATCAAACACAAACGGGTTATCACAATGGTGATTGCCATGAAAAACATTGCTGAACGCCTGCACTACGCGAGAAAGACCTATAAAAATTGGTCTCAGGCAACACTCGCCACCGCCGCAGGCCTCAGCCAAAGCACGATCGGCAACATTGAAGCAGGAATCCGTGATGCGCGCGGCAGCCTTCCAGTCATCGCCAAAGCCCTAGGCATCAGCCACGACTGGCTGGCGTTTGGAGAGGGCGAGATGCTGGCCAACGCATCAACACCGTACGGTCAGAACACCGCACCCGCTTCGCACAAGATCACCGACACCACCAGCCGCTACGGCGTGGAGTCCCCCTCTCCCACGCCTGCACCTGGCGAGCTGGCCTTGCATGTGCCGCTGCTGGCCAACTCAGGGAGCATGGGAGGCGGTAGCGAGCAACTGCACGACGATGTGATTGTGGGCACCCTAACCCTTTCGCAAGGCTGGGTGCAGCAGCGCGTGCGACCCGCCAACCCAAAGGCGCTTCGCTTCATTCACGCGTACGGCGACAGCATGAGTCCGACCTTTGAGGATGGCGACATTCTGCTGGTGGACACAGAAGTCAAAGACCCCCGCTCCATAGACGGCGTGTACGTTATGTCAGCCCATGAACGGGTCTACATCAAGCGCGTGCGCCAACGCCTGGACGGAGTTGTGGAGATCAGCAGCGACAACCCGACCGTGAAGACGGTGGACGTGCTCAATGGCGACCACACCATCAACATACTGGGCCGCGTGGTCTGGTGCTGGAATGGTCGCAAGCTCTAGCGCCCACGGCAATTGCGAGCAAGTGCCAATGCTTGCTTAAAACCAGCCAAGGAAACCCGCGCGCTGTCAGCGGCCTCATCCCAAGGCCAGAACCTCACTCGCGCTCGAGCAGTGGAGCCACCCAGCATCGCGCTCACAACCGCAGCCGAATGCCCAGTGCTCAAAATCAATGACTGCTGACTTGGCCGAGCATCAAATGCAGTCATGGGCGAGGCGTCAACCTGAAGCCCAGTTCCACTGAAAGCGTGGTGAAAGATCACATCTGATCCGCGCGCACGCAACACCACCGCCTCTCCTTCGCGCAAGGCTACAACTGCAAGCTGAATCGAATGCCAACCCCGCTTAGTTGGCACATCAAATGCAGGCGAAGAAGCAACGCACGACACCTCACCGGTCATTGAGTCACTGCCCTTAGAAAACGTCCAAGAGCCGCCAGGCACCACAGATGCCTGGGCACCGGGGACAGCCTGATTTTTAGACCCAGCGGGACACTCACCCTGCACATATGAAACGGCACCATTCGCACTGGTGCACTTCACCGGGGCGCCCTGCGCCCACGCGGCCACATGCATTGCGGCCAACGCGAGTCCGCCCAACAAGCTCCTAACCATTTACGCCCCCTTTTTTTTGAATTACCAATCCTACCCACCCAAACAAACACACTTGTGTTGACTTTAAAAAACACATTCGTGATAATTCACCCAACGCAGCCCAACACGCAGCGCCAGGTGACCAGATCGCTGCACCGACAGCCCCTTAAAACAGCTAAGCCCGCGGATCAACAGTCAAGTAACGCTTGACGGTTGGCAGCCCTTCAATGGGTAGTGGGCGCGGCCCGGTGGCGAGAGAACCGGGTGAGGCGGCACAGCCAACACAAGCAACGTGCCACCGCTGGCCACAGCCGCGCGCAACCGAGTGCGCCGCTCCCTGCCCAGCGCTCCACGCCAAAACGTGGGCCGCATGCCGCCAGGTGACAGATGGCGGTCAGAAATGCGGGCAGATGCACCCGGCGCAGGCCGGGGCCATCATCGAATCGGCGTCGTTGAAGGAAACGATAGGTACAAGTGGATCGAGTGGGTGGGCAAACATAACCGGCGTGGCAACCGGAAGCCGCAACCGCCTGCCGACAGAAGCCCGAACGGGGACGCGCCCCAGCTGGAATCAAGCCCAGCCCGATTCGATGATGGCGAATGCGCAGCAGATGCGCGGCATGTTGGAAGCGAACCGGCGCCGACCGGGTCCTAGGCCGTACCCCACCAGGGGCCAGACGGCTGCTATGAAAAAACCAGTGCGGCCCTGACCGCCATCACCCCTTACGGGCGAAAGCACTCCCTAACTTTGGACGGTGCGGGAATCCCCAGCAAGTAGCCCACCCATCAAAAGCAACGCCCACCGCGAGTGGGCTTTTTTACGCCCACGCAAAGGAGAGCCATGCCAATCAAGCCCCTGCGCAGCTACCGCGCCACCCTCATCCCGCCCGGCACCGACGCCAGCGATGTGGAAACCCTGGCCGACAAACGCCTGCTGCCCACCATCCGCGTCAAAGCGCCTTGCTGCCAAACGGCAGAGCGCGCCGCCCACCACGTCACAGGCCAACCCGTTTTGCGCGCAGAGCGCGTGGAGGAAGTTGCAGCATGAGCACCGCCCACACACCCGGCCCATGGGAATGGGACGGCAACACACTGCGCCCCAGCAACCCCGACCCCAACACCAGCAGCGTTCACAGCATTCTGGACGCCGATGGCGGCTTCGGCTTCCTAGGCAGCGACTGGCGCAAGACCATTCTGGAGCTCGACGCGTGCCGCGCAGTAATTGCTGCAGCACCCGATCTGTTGCAGGCGCTGCAGTTGATCGTGCAATGGGATAGCGCAGGCCTGGCATTGACCGAAGAGCTCATTGCAAAAGCCAACGCAGCCATCGCCAAGGCCAACCAACGCCAAAGCGCAGAGGCGGCTGAGAAGGTGCTGGCATGACCCCCGCCCTCCACCGCTACCGCGTGCACTGCGCAGGCCTGCAATACATCACCCTGGCCCGCAGCGCCTGCGAAGCCATCCTCAGCGCCATCGACCTGCACGGCACCCCCGCCACCAGCGCCCGGAGACTGCCATGAGCGCCGGGCCACTGCACAAACCCACGCCCCTGCCCCAATCTCAAGAAGCCCAGGCCGCCTGGACGGTGGGCTGGTGGCAGGGCAAGGTCATCGGCTTTGCCCTGGGCATGGCCACCGCCGTGCTGTTTGGGTGGCTGCGATGAGCAAGCCCACCAACCACACCCCACCGCACCCGGTGCCCGCACCAGTGCGCTACGGCTGCACCGCCCAGCTCTGCCAGCAAGGTCGCGCCGCCTGCCCCTGCCCGCAGGCCTGCGAACTGCCCGCACCCGATGCAGACCCACTGCACGACGAACCCGCCACCCGCATCGAGATTGCCTTGATGTGCGCCGCCATTGTGGCGGTGGCGGCCGTCCTGCTTTTCGCCATCAAAGCCTGCGCAATCGCTTGATGCACAAGCGCGAGTAGCTATCAATTTTGAAAACCACGAAGGGAAACCATGAAATCCTTTGCGCACCTGCTCAACGAAATCAACGAAGGCAGCACCCACGCCGCCCTCACCCAAGACATGGCCGACCTGCTGCGCACTGTGCAGACCACAGGCCGCGCGGGCAAATTGACCATCACCCTCAAGGTGGCGCCCGCCGTGCGCAACACCAGCGGCGGCGATATCGACCGCATCAACCTCACCGTTGATCGCACCCTGGCACTGCCCAAGCCCGAGACCCCCACCGACTTCTTCTATCTGACGGAAGACGGCGAAACCACTCGCAACCACCCCAAGCAGCAAACGCTGGAGCTGCGCGAAGTCACCAGCACCACCCCACCCGCTCAATTCAAGGAGGCCTGAGCACCATGGAAGAAACCACCAACACCCTCGGCATCAGCGCGTTTGAAGACGCCCCCGAAGCGCTGACCATTGCCGAAAAGCTGGCCGCCAACGTGGCCGCCACACTGGCGCCACGCAAGATCGACAACGCCACACTGGTCACCCTGCCCGAGGGCTACCGCGTCCAAGACCTGACCAGCACCATCGAGGCCGCGCAACCCCACCGCGCGCGCGCCCAGGGCACCGTCACGCTGGGCGACGTGCCCAGCCTGCTGGCCTACTGCGCAGACCAAGTGGCCCAAGAGCGCGGCTACATCTACGCCGACCCCGACGCCCGCACCATCACTGCCGTGTTCAACGACCAGCGCAGCACCCTTGCGCCCGGCTGGCGCGACCACCGCGCGCACTTCGCCGCAGCCTTCACGCCTGAATTCAAAAAGTGGCTCGAGCAAAACGCCAAGCCCATGGGCCAAACCGAGTTTGCCGAATTCATCGAAGACAACCTGCAAGACCTGCACCCCGACCAGGCGCAGACCCTGCTGGCCGTGGCCACCACCATCCAGGCCACCACCGGCATCAACTTCAGCAGCGCCAAACGCCTGCAAGACGGCCAGGCGCAACTCACCTACAACGAAGTGATTGACGCCAAGGCCGGAGCAGACGGCGCGCTCAAGATCCCGCAGGCGTTCAACTTGGGATTGCGCATCTTCAAAAACGGCGAAGGCTACAAGCTCACCGCCCGCCTCAAGTACCGCCTCCACAGCGGCGCCGTGAAGTTCTGGTACGAGCTGGAGCGCCCCGAGCGCGCGGTGGAAGACGCCTTCACCGGCTACGTGCAGGAAGTGCGCGAAAAGAGCGGCTACACGGTATTGATCGGCAAGCCTTAACAGGCAAGCGCTACCAGCTACCAAACCGATAGCAAAGGCACCCCATGCAAACCACCGGCACCCTCTTCATGAGCAAAACCCGCCCCACGGTCAACACCGGAACAGACGGCAGCTTTCGCCTGGAGCTGGCGCTGGTGGACAACATGGGGCGCAACCCAGCCACCGGCCGCGACGAAAAAGAAGCCTACCGCGTGCACTGGATTGGCCCCGAGGCAAAAGCCTTTTGGGAAGCCCACCAGGGCGACCTCACCGCTGGCGCCCCCCTGCATGCCGAGCTAGAGCGCCTTCGCGCCCACCCCGGCCCGCAGACCTACCCACCCATGCCCGAGCTGCGCGGCCGCGTAGTGCGCCTGCAACTGCTGCCACGACGCGCACCAGCGCCACAACCCAACACCGAGGCGGCCACCGCCTAAACCCCAGGACCACCCCCCATGGAGCTCTTCGATGCCTTCACTCTTGGTGCGCTTTTCGGCTGCGTTGCAGGCTTTTGCGCAGGCCGGTTCGACCGCAGCAATGAAAAACAACTCGCATACCACCGAGGCCACAACGATGGATCAAACCTTGTCTTTACCCACCTTGTGGCCGCAACTGCAAAACACGCCAAACCCCGCGCAGCAGCTAGTGAGCCAGATGCCCGAGACCAAGCAGCTGGTACTGCGGGCCGCGACTCGCAAGCTGTTTGACAAAAGCTATTTCGACATTTGCACCGTTGACTCGCTGATGAAGCTGGTGGGCACCACAGCGCGCCCTGCCGCCTACACCCAGCTCAGCGCCCTGCACTGCATGCACTACGCAGACATGCCCGGCGAACTGCGCGACCGCATCCCCTACCTGGTGCGCGAGTGTCTGGCCGGGCAAACCGCAGACGAGGCCGCCAGCATCGTGCTGGGCTGAGCCAGACGCCAAAAACCCATGAGCCAGCTACTCACCGTATACAACAGCCGCCTGGGCCACAAGCAGGTGGACAAGACCACCGTGGAGGCCGAAGCCCGCGAAGCCGCGCAAAACGGCACCGCCATGGCCGACGCCTGCCGCTACCCATTCAGCAGCGAGGCAGGCGTGCACTTCAAAGCCGTCTACCTGCTGGCCCTGCCCCAAGACGCCAGCCAGAAACACAAGCGGGACTGACCAGAGATCCGCCGAGCCCAGCCACTTGGTAACAAGCCCCGGATGCCGCACCAGCGTGCCCGCAAGAGATTGTCACGTTGCAGTAGGTCACAAGGTGGGTCAGCGAAGACGAGACACCCAATCCGAGGAACGGCTACCCCAACACACAGAGGACAGCATGAGCAACCCCGTAGACCGCCGCAAGCTGGCCGAAGCCGTGCAGGCACTGGTCAAAACCAACCAGCCCACCATCGACCACTACGAAGCCATCTGCGCGGCGCTTGAGAAAGTTGCCGCGCAGGACTTTGGAATCCCCATCAAAGCCAGGCTGGCCGGCGACTTCAGCCAAGTGAAATAACCATGACCACCACCCACTGGATCCTCACCGCCACCGGCCGCGACTTCCCCCTCAGCGGCCTGCCCACCGTCATGCCCGATGCCGCCCCGCGCATCGAGGACATTGCCCACGCCCTGGCGCAAATCAACCGCTACACCGGCCACGCAGCCCGCCCCTACAGCGTGGCCGAGCACAGCATGCTGGTGTGCGACATAGTGCGCGCCAAAGGCCTCAACGCCCACGCCCAGCTGCTGGCACTGCTGCACGACGCGCACGAAGCCTACTGCGGCGACGTGGCCAGCCCCACCAAAACCGTGCTGGGCGCGGCCTGGCTGCAATTTGAAAACGCACTGGCCCACCGCGTGCGCGAAGCCTTCCACCTGCGCACAGCCCACGCCGCCTACCGCAAATGCGTGCACGCCGCAGACCTGCAGGCCCTGGCAACCGAGCGCCGCGACCTCATGCGCCACGACCCCGCCAAAAACCTGCACTGGCCCCTCATCGACACGCCCGGTGCCGAGGTTTTGCCCCTGCAAAGCATCGACCTGCACAGCCCCGTGCGCACCGCAATGACCTGGCGCCACCACCGCGACGCCTTCCTGCAGCGCTACAACGAACTGTGCGCCCGCTGCACCCTGCCACCCGACATGGAGCCTGCCGAAGCATGACCACCCGCCACGCCACCGTGCTGCAGCGCCTGCGCAGCTACAACCCGCCCGCCGCGCCCAGAGCCACCGGCCCAGGCCCAGGCGACTACCAAGGCCGCGAACTGCACCGCAACCCCGGCCTGCCCTATGCCCGCTTTGCAGCCTTCGCCCTGCCCAGCCGCGTAGGCGGGCGCTTGTACTATCCCGATGGCCGGGTGGAAAAGGTCACGCAATGAACCGAGAACAACGCCGCCAGGCCGAGCGCATCGCCCGCCGAGGTACGCGCAGCACCCCGCAACGAGAGAACGAGCGCAACATCACCCACAGCCTGGTAGCCCAGGCCCTGGTTCGCAATCGCATCATGCGAGAAGTGCACAGCCTGCGCACCAACGCCAGCCTGCACGCCTTCACAGGCAACGACGCCGCGCACATCGCAGATCGCATGGGCCGCCTGCTCTACACCGTGGCCTTTGCCGCCACCGCACACGGCCTCAACCAGACGCCCGAGGCCAACATACTGCGCGGCACCGCCAATGCGCTGTCAGACATTGCGGCCAGCCCTGCAGCACTGGAAACCCAGCGCGCCGCCATCCTGGCAGGACTCAGCGCCATAGACCGCCTGATGCCCCGCCTGCACGAATTCAGCCTGGCAGCCGGCGCCCTGGAGCTTGACCAGATCCTGATGACGCGCAGCTTCACCACAGACGACGTGGCGCTGGCGCTGCAGGGGCGCGCCGCAGCCTGAGCATCTGCAAAACCGATAAACAAGGGCCCGCCATGCGCGAGCCGCTGCACACCGTCACCACCAAAGACCGCTTTGGACTGGTCACCGTGCGCGGCCAGGCGTACCAGATCGCAGACATTGGCCTGCGCATGCTCACCCCGCGTGAGCTGTACCGGGCGCAGGGCTTTCCTGAGTCCTACGCCATAGACCGAGGCGCAGCCGGTGAACCCATCACCAAAACCGCCCAGGTACGCATGTGCGGCAACAGCGTTTGCCCACCCCTGGCCCGCGCCATCGTTGCAGCCAACTACGCCGAGCAACACGCCGCCCAACGCCGGGCCGCGTAACGCTATCACTTTCATAGCTTCTCGCGCTTGTACTGCAAGCGCTGGCGGCGTTTTACCTGGAATTACCCATGACCGATAAACAAGACCTGATCCGCGAGATTCACGAATACGTTACCACCCACGGCGGCGAGAACACGGCAACCCATCTGCTGGTGCAAGCGGCGTCTGCCATCCAAACCCAGGCAGCAGAGCTGGAAGCCGTGGGCGCAGGCGGGGTGCAGGCACTCAGCGCAGCGCCAGCCCGCCCTACTGTGGAACAGGTGGAAGATGAAGTAAGCATGGGTCACGGCGCATGGGATATGGTTGACCCACAAGAATTGATCGGGGCCGTTCTGCGGCTCGCAGCATCACCCACGCCCCCAGCAGAGCAGCAAGCCACATCCGATCCATTGGACTGGCCTTTGCCGTGCGACATCACCGCAGGCGGCGTGACCATCGGCAAGGGGTGCCCGCTGCGCACAGTGCAGACTCGTCTGGAGGTGCAGGCCGAAGCGAACGCACTGCTAATGCGCCATCTGAGCCGAGAGCAAGCCGCCCCCAAGGCAGCGCCCGAATCTTTTCTGGATGGTGCGGATGTGCAAGACGAGTCCGCCGTGCTCGCGTACTACTCACGCGAAGCAGTGCTTGCATGCATCAATGCCGCGCTGGAGTCTGTAGCCGCCCCCAAGGCAGCGCCAGGGGAGCCAGTGGCGTGGCGCATCAGCTGCCCGAATGAGCCTGACCTCGGGTTCTGGCTCGCAGAGGAGGATGGTGGCGAAGGCTTCCTCAGTGAGCCCCTATACACCCGTACAGCGCCACCAGCGGCGGGGCAGGATGCGCGACCATGCCATGTATTCACTGTGCGAAAAGCAGGGGCCCTTACAGAATGGGAGCCTACAAGCATGGCTTTTGCACTGCCTGACGGGGCCCATGCGCTCTATACGTTGCCCCAGCCCACCCCAGCCGCCCCCAAGGCAGCGCCAGTCGTTTGGCTATCCAGCAAGCAGCTACGCGGCATCACCGCTTTGCATGGTCAATACCTGCCGTTCCGCCAGCAACCCGAAGGGCGGTTTGATACGCCGGTCTATTTGGAAGAATCAGCCCCCAAGGCAGCGCCAGGGGAGCCGAGCGATGCGGAGATGGATGCCATGCGCGGATTGAGCGCTGCTGTTCAAGCATGGCGCACGCAGGCAGCACCCCAGCAGGAGGCGCAGGAGCCCTATTCCATCGACACTGACCCTCAAGGCATTCGTGCCATCGTGGCAGATGCAATCACCGGGGCGCTCGCATTCGGCGCACAAGGTGCCAACCCGCCGCCAGAGGGCCATTGGCTCACGCCTTTTTGGGGAATGGCAAGGGAAGAAGCAATGCGCACCCAGCCAGCGCCTGCGCCGCTCATCGCAAGATCGCTTGCGGAGTGGCACGAGCAAGATGGCAACGTCGCATGGTGGGCATGGAATGGCCGCGAATGGGCTGGAGAGCCAGCATGGATAGGAACCCCCAACTGCGAGGACTGGCCCGGATATCACACGCACTGGACACCACATCCAGAGCAGCCCGTTTGCGCAGCCCTAGCCGCACAGGGAGGCAAATGATGGCACGTTACAACAACGAATACATTGCCGACCAAGTAAAGTCAAGAGTGCGAAGAGACGGCGGTTTCAGCACTTTTTGGGTTGAAGAAAACCACCGTAGAGCGTTCGTCGTTTCTGAAATGTTCGCAGATGGGAGACTCATCCGAGAAGGTGGGCTATTCCCATTCGTCAAGTGCCGCCTAGCCGCACAGGGAGGCAAGGCATGACCTGGGTATTCATCCTCATCGCCTTCACCACCAGCGGCGCCACCGTGGAGCGCGTACTACTCGACAGCCCAGCGCATTGCATGGCCTACGGCCAGGGCTACCTGAGCCGCCCTGAGATGCACGCCACCCAGGTGCAAGTGTCGCAGTGCATTGGGCTGCGCAGTGGTGTCGTCATCGAGGTGCGCCCCACCCACCGGGAGCGGCCTATCCCATGACTAGCCCCACCGCACAAATCCTGGCAACCCTGCGCGGTGGCGCCTGCCTCAAGCTGGGCGGCCGCAGCCACCGCTTCTTCATCATCAAAAACAGCACGCAGCTGCCCGCAGACCAAGCCGCCGCCCGCAAGCTGGCCAGCGACGGAACCCTGCGCCCCCACGGCATCGACAGCCACGGCAACTACGTGTTTGCGCTCAGCGCGAAAGGACAAAAACAATGACCGCCGCAACCACCGAAAAACTGGAAACCGAAGTGGCCCGGCTGACCGAAACGGTCAAGGGCTTTGAAAAGCTGCTCACCGTGGTGCTGGGCCACCGGCTCACACGCGAACAGCTTACTGAGCGCCTGGACGTGAGCCGCAACACCCTGGCCAAGTGGATCGCGCAAGACCCCACCTTTCCAACACCCGACCGCTACGGCAAATGGCTACTCAGCGAGGTGATTGAGTGGGAACAGAACCGCCGCCGTTGAGGCGCTTGGCAATCTGGCTGCCCGTGGGGTTGTAGTACACCAACGCCCGGGTGGCCGTAGTCCAACCAAAGATTTTGCACAAATCCAGCACATCCACCCGCCGCGCCATGCGCGTGGCCGCAGTGTGGCGCGAGTCGTGGAACGTGAACCCATCCAGCCCCGCCCGGGCGCGGTACTTGCGAAACATGGCATCAAGGCTTTGCACCTTGAGCCCAAAAACCAAATCTTCGTCATACCCCCGCATGCACTTGAGCGTGCGGGCGGCCTCAGGGGTCAGCGGCACCTGCCGCGCCTTCCCCGTCTTTGTTTTGCCAGCGTGCAGCAGAACATGATCGTCGCGCACATCATCCCAGCGCAAACCAGCCAACTCACCAGCACGCATGCCCGTTTGCAGCGCAGCCACAAAACACCAGGCCACCGCCTGAGCCACACTGCGCACAGGCTTACCCCTAGACCACCCCAGCACCCTCAGCATCTTGCGCACTTCAGGGCCAGAAATGATCCGTTCGCGGTGGTCAGGCTCTGCAGGCCTGCGCACATCGCGCATGGGATTTGAGGCAATCCAACGCCACTCGCGCCGCGCCACTTCCAGCACATCCGAAAGCAGCGTCATATCGCGCAGCACACTGCCCCGCGCGTTGACCCTGAGACGCGCATCCCGCCAAGCCGCCAAATGCTCAGGCACCAGCTCACTCAACAGCTTTTTGCCGGGGAAGTCTTTGTGCTTCACAAAGGCGGCCAGCCGGACCACCTCGGCACGCTCGCCGCGCTTGAGCGGCGAAATCTCCAGCGCATAGCGCTCCATCGCCTGCTCCAGCGTGCGCACCTCACCAGCCCGGCCCGACGCGATGGCCAGCATCTCCACCTTGCGCCGCGCTGCCCACTCAACGGCCTCACGCTTGGTGGGCAGCGTGGCAGCATCCCGCGCGCCACGCACCTCAATCTGCACACGCCAGGTGCCGGAAGCTGTCTGCTTGGGGGTTGCCATTGAAGTGGGGGCGAAGCTGGGGGGAATTTGGGGGGATAGGCTGCGCAAAGCTGTGCAGCGGCTGCACTCTACCACATCACCAAACGCCGCAAGTCTTTGATTTGATTGACTATGTGCAGCCGTGGCGCATGGCTGCAAAGTCGTATGGTGCCCCGAGCCGGGGTCGAACCGGCACGCCCCTTTTCAGGAAGCGGCGGATTTTAAGTCATACTGGAAATCCAGCATTCATGCGGGATTCGAGGCAATTTTGGTATTTTTTGGGACACTGTTGGGACAGTGCGCAGGTTGGTCAGTGTACGTGAGGGGTCTAAAAAAACATGGCATCCATCACGAAGCGAGGCGAGCTCCAGTGGCAGGTCAAAGTACGCCGTAAGGGCTACCCGCCCCAGTCAGCCACATTCAACACCCGCGCAGAGGCCGAGAAGTGGGCTAGAAGCATTGAAAGCGAGATGGACAAGGGCACCTACGTTGACAATAGCGAAGCCCAGCGTACGAGCCTTCACGAGGCCTTGGCGAGGTATCTACGAGAAGTCACCCCGCGCAAGAAGGGGCACTACGCGGAAACCAAGCGTATCGAGCGCTGGCAACAGCACCCCTTGGCCAAGTGCAGCCTAGTTGCCGTTCGCGGCAAGGACCTGGCCGAGTTCCGGGACACCCGCCGCGCAGAAAACAAGGCGGAGAACACAATCCGCCTCGACATTGCGCTGATCTCAGCTCTGTACGAAACCGCCCGGCGTGACTGGGGCATGGAGGGCCTGGCCAACCCAGCCCGCATGCTGCGACTGCCGGCCGGCAGCCGCAAGCGTGACCGCAGCCTGGCTGCGGACGAACAGGCGGCCTTCCTAGCCGCCATCCCCGCCACGATGCCGCGCACGCCCAACGCGCAAGCCCTCTTCATCCTGGCCCTGGAAACCGGCATGCGCCAATCCGAGCTGCTGGGTATCGAGTGGGCAGACATTGACATCGGCCGCCGCTTCATCCACCTGAGCGACACAAAGTCAGGCGACCCGCGCGACGTACCACTGTCGCCGAAGGCCCTCCAGACGATCCAGACCATGCCCCGCCCGATTGATGGCGGGCGGGTATTCGACGTCACGCAAGATCGGCTCACCCGGGCGATGCCACAGGCCTGCAAGCGCGCCCGCGCCAACTTCGAGCAGCAGCACGGCCGGCCTGCTCCGTCTGGCTGGCTGGAAGGGGAGATTGTTTTTCACACCCTACGCCACACTGCGGCAACGCGCTGGGCGTCAGTCCTGGCAGCTCAGGAGCTGGCAAAAATGTTTGGCTGGAAGACCATGCAAATGGCCTTGCGCTACTACCACCCCACAGGCGAGAGTCTGGCCGCTAAGCTGCTCGCCGCATCCGCCTGA